CCTTCTGCTCCGGTTCCGGCTCTTCATCATAAAGGAGTTGAAACATCCTGTCGTTCGCCGACTTCCGATACTTCGGATCGACCGCCATGTTGAAGACCATCGCCGCGATCATCGCCGCTCGATGATCGGCCCTCAGCTCGTTGAACGGTTCCATCCTGGCGTAGACCTCCCACCACATGAGCTGCTTGGCTGTGAAGCTGCGGAGCATCACCTCGACGTTGACTCGCCCCAGCTTCACAGCCAATTGATACGCGAATCGTCGATGCGGACTCCGCTTCAGTCTTTTTTTGCTTCGGCTTCCGCCTTGACGGTCATCCCGTTCAGCTTCAGGATCTCCTTCACGATGCGCTCGGTCTCCTTGTGACGCATGCCACGGAACTTCTCGATGTTCTTCTTGTTATCAGCCATGCGCTCACCCTTCGAGTTCACGATGCTCTTGCAGATGAGCCGTAGACCAGCCGTGCGCTTCGCCTCGCCCTCGCTCGCCTCACTCCACTCGATCATATCGCCGGCCGTCACAGAACCGATGCGAACGCTTTCGCCTGGCTTGAAGCCATCAACATAGGCGTACTCGACGTCACTTGCACCGCTTGCAAACATCTCTTCGAGCGTCTCGTAAACCTTCTTTGTTTCATCCATTGTTCTGCTCCTTCTTCTCGAAATCATAGAGTGCCACCGTCTTGCCCGCGTCGTTCATGAGGTAGACTTTCCCAGAGGTGATGAGCTCTTGAGAGCCGAACGACAAGCCCTCCTCCGTCCTCTCGACAGACGTTACCGGAAAGACGCGCTCGTTGCCGTTAGGGAGGATGTGCTTGATCGTTAGCATAATTGCTCCTGCTTCTGCCCTTAGTATGCCGGTCTCCAGTTACGCCACCTCTCTAAGACCGGCAGAGAGGTAGTGACGCTGCGTTGCAGACTACGTGCCGATCACCACGCCGTTGATGAGCATCAATCCGCTGAACCTGACTTCAACGTCCGCCGTCGACAGCCCGTCGACTGGCAGCACGATGTTCTTTACGGCCTTCACCTGACCGCTGGCGACCCACACGTTCGTGTTGTCGGGAAACGTGATCTTGAACCCGTCCGTCGGTACGGGATTCGTGATGGCCGCCTTGATCAGACCCGTCAGATGGTCCTGCGAGCCGTCGCTCGGCAGGAAGTTCATCTTGATGGTGAACAGGTCCCGGCGCAGGACGCCCATGACGTAGGCATCAATGTTCCGGTTGTGCGAGGTCGCATCGAACTCGTTGTGATCCAGACCCGGCAGCGTGATGTCCTTGATCTCGGCAATCTCGGCAAAGACTGTCGGTGTCGCTGCTAGTGCCCGTTCGATCTTAGCACCATGTCCACTGAGAGGTAACGTCATCGCTCGTCTCCTGTATAAGAGACAGGCCTCAAGAAGCGGGAATGCTTCAGGATGGCTGCCCTAATGTCCCGCACTCCTGCTTCATGATGGCTGCTTCTCAACTTCTATGTTAAACACGATCATCGCGCGGCCCGCGTCATCGAGGCCGACGTCCGTCGGTTCCTGCCGCGCGGTGATGCTCTGATAGAACGTCCCGCTCAGAGTCGTGTTGAACGTCCCGTCAAGCGCCTCGTATGCCGCCTGGAGCATCGTCCTGGCCGCTTGATACGACTTTGCGCGTACCGATACCTGTGCCGTCGGGCGCTGCGTGTGTGCCGTCGCGACATTCTGAATCCGCGTCGGCGCGCTACCGCCCGTCTCGACCAGCGAGAGATACGGTCCGTTGCCTACCGGGATGATCGCCTTCGAGCCGAGAAAGATGTTCGAGCCGACCGTGCCGACGCTGGCCGTCACGAGCTTCGCGGCGATCTCATCGAGGAAGGGCATCACTGACACTCCAGGCAGTAAGCGGCATTCTTAACTTCGATCGCCGGGTCAATCCGCGAGAACCAGCAGCGACAACGGCTGCAAAGAATCCAGATGAACATCAGCCTTCCTTTAACTGCAGCCGCGCAGCAAGGCGCGCGGCCATGAACGGCCGCGACTCGTTGATCACACTCTCGAGGTATTTTGCCTGGCCCGTCGTGTGGTGATAGTCGAGACGCTCGTGCTGCACGATAGCATAGTCGATCGCCGCGCCGCCGTAAGATAGCGTGACGGAGATGTTGTTGCCCTGATATTCCGGCTCGGCCACCTGTCCGCTCGCCCGCAGCGTGCCAGGCACCAGGCCCTTCGGCATCGTCCGGCCCATCGCCTTGAACTGCGCGGCGGTCGGCGACACGGGGCAGCGCCGCTTCGACTCGGTCATCTCGATCTGCCCTTCAAGGTAGAGTGCCGCGCCTACGCGGTTGGGCTGCGCCTTCGCGACAAGTCTCACCTTCGCGATCATCTCGCTGGCACCTTTCATGATGCCACCTCTGCCACAGCCTGGCTCTGGAAGGGGTTAGCCACGGCCGCGTCCTTTTCAGCTTCCACAGCCAATCCTGGCCAGTTCTGGAGCACATCTGAGAGCACTTTCAGCCAGGCATCCCCGATGACCGGCCACTGGAACTCGGGCTGCGAGGCAAGGTCCAGCGCCTGGCGTGACAGCCGCGCACGCAGACCGTTCTCGGCATAGAGGCAGTGCAGCTTCTCGATGGCCTTCTCCTCGTCCATGATGCCGCCGAGTACCGCGCCGCCGATGTGCGGCGTCACGGCGGTCGAGGAGCAGGGCACGAGCGTCGCGCCTCGACGCGCCCAGTCGCCATACGCCGACCAGTCTGGCAGGAGTGGCGGCACGCCGCACGCCATCGCCTCGAGTGCCGGCAGACCGAATCCCTCACCCTGCGTGGTCGAGAAGAACACGTCGAACAGGTTGATCACCTTTGCCATCGACGCTTCAGGCAGCCCGTAGACCGGATTGATAGAAGGCGCGAACACGCGACCGCCCATCCCGTAATACTTCACGAGCTGGTGCATGTCATACGCCTGATCGCCGGTCGGCGCAACGTGGCACCACAGGCAGGCATCTTCAACCTTGTGCGACCGCACCCACTCGGCGAAGTACCGGATCGTCAGGTCGAGGCGCTTGCGTTCCTGATTACGCCCGACCACGCCCACGACGAATGAGTCGGCAGGGAGATGCTGCACGGCCAGGACGGGGCCTATGATATTCGCCTTCAGCTCTATCTTGTCCAGAGGCTTGTAGATGTTACGATCGACGCCCAGCGGGATGACTTCTGTCGGCCCGACATAGCCTCCAACCTTCGCTTCCGCCTCCCCGAACATCGTCCAGAAGACGCAGGCCGCCAGCCCCTGCAACTTCTCTCCGGCGCAGTTCTTACCGTCAACGGCCACATGTCCGACGATAGGCGCGTCGATCCCCTTGAGCTGCTCGAGGTATGGTGGAAAGTTCCACGGGTCCTGCTGGATGACGATAACGTCCGGCTTGAATGACTCCGCGATGTCCTTGACACGCCCGACGCCGAACGCATCTCCACCACTGTACGCGGGATAGACCTTGTACGGATAGTCGTGCGGGTCACCGCTGTAACACAGTCCGAGCACCTGGACGTCGAAGACGTAGCGCAACGTGTCGAGGATGTTATGCGTCGCTCGGGCGAACCCCGAGCTCACGCAGGCATCGCCGACCCAGAGGAGCTTTTTCATCGCTCCCTCTCGATCACCAGAGTCCCGTGGTCTGATGCAGAGAATGATACCTCACCGAACTCCGCGTGGTGCCACTCGAGAAACTGAAACGCCGCGTCACGTACTTCCTGGAAGAACACGTCGTGAACCACGAGGTAGCGTAACGTCATCGGCCAGCACATCTTGAGGTCATTCTTACAGCCCTCATAGGAGTGATCGCCGTCAACGTGAATGAGGTCAAAGTGCTGACAGTCGATCTTCGGGATCTCCACAGACGAGAACCCGTCGAGGTAGCAGCGCTTACCCCGATGCGCGAGCGTGTTCAAGCGCTCCTGAATGTGGTGGTGTGAGCCACGGTTCGTGCCGCCGTGATTAGCATCCCATGGATCGCAGAGTGTGACGTCGATCTCCCTGTTCGCCGCGACGACAGCTGCTAGCGAATCACCCTCCTGTACGCCGATCTCCAGGTAGCTCTGCGTCCGCGTCGCCAGCATTCCAAGTACGCGATGATGATAGAGGTTACCGATCTGCATGCTTCTTCTCTTTCCCAGGGATGCCGCCCCACTTCTTGATATAGTTGTCCTGCGCGATCATGAACCGCCGATGGTGATCGCTGCGTTGCGCTTCCGTCTTCTTCTCCCACGACTGCGCCAAGCCGTGATGCATGCACGAGATGCCGACGATCGGTATGCCTAACAGGAGCATGCGTCGGCCATAGTCGCTATCCTCAAAATACATGTAGTCGGGTGACAGCGACTCGTCGAAGAACCCGACCTTCTTGATACAGCTGTTGCGCGGCGCGAAGCAGGCAAAGTGACTCGACTTGCCATCCTCCAGTCCGACAAGGTCACCTGGCGTCTTCAAGAAGGTTTCCAACGTCTCAGGGAAGAACTCGATGTCATCGCTTACGATGACGCGCTCCTCCTCGACGTTCGACATGAACCAATTCCACGCTGCCGGGAGGCTCTGCCCTTCGAGCGGCACCGTGATGAACGGGCGTCCGTTGGCGGCATGCTTCAGTCGGACGGGATCATTTCCGCGATCGATGACGTAGACCTCGTCAGGCTGCACCGTGCTAGCACCAAGCGACGCGAAGAGACGGGCAAGCAGGTCGTAACGGTTGAACACGGTGATACAGACGTTGATCACAGAAATGCTCCATGCTCGTGCTGCGCGTAGACTTGTGCAAGCGTCTCGTTCATCAGATGCAAGCGGCACATGACGCGGCAGTTGTCAAACTGTGTATAGGTACCACCATGCCTATACCAGATGTCCTTGAACGACTCGGTCTTGAGGTCGCCAAGACAGCTTCCAGGCACGCCACGGTGCTGCGGACACATCCATAGACGACCGTCGGGTGTGATCGTCGTCGTCAACTTCACGCCGTGGCACGTCGAATAGGACCGCGTCGTCCAATCTCGATACTGCAGGAACCGATCGACGTCACACTCGACATCGGGCTCGCTCTCGTAGTCCTTCAGGTTCGGCAGCGCGGCGGTGATCCACGAGCGGTCGTCAGTACACGTTGATGGTGCATCCGGCGTTGTACGAACGGCTGGGCGGAAGGTGATGTAGGTCGCACCAAGCGCTCGTGCCAGCGACAGCATCTCACCAGCACGCGTCCAGTTGTCCGCATGCAAGAGGAACGAGACGCCGACGGTCGCCTTCTTCACCTGCGCCAACCACCCGATACCGTCGCAGGCGGCAAAGAACCGTGACGACTGCACGCCCTTCTCGTGCGCGTAGGTATGCTCGTCAGGTGCGTCAAGCGAGACGACGACCCATTCAGCATGCCTCGCGAGGTGTGTCGCCGACTTCTCATCAAACAGTCCGCCGAACGTATACATGCCTTGCTGCAGACCGAGCGACGAGGCGTAGTCGATGACGTCCTGCCATCGCGGATGCGTCGTCGGCTCTCCACCTCCGCTCCACACGATACCCTTGACACCGATGCGCGCCATCTGGTCCAGACCGCGTCGCACGACGTCGATGTCAGCCAGGTCACCACCTGAGTCGTATGCCATCGGTAAGGTGCGCGGCTTGCTCGCCCACGGTCCGCGTGTGTGCGTGTGCGCGAAGTGACAGTCCATGCACCCGAGCGCGCAGCGGTTCGAGAGGTCCCACTCGACCGTCACCGGTGCTGGATGCTCTCCGTGCTGCCAGCCGACGAGGCGGTCGAGATGGCCGAAGAGCTTATGACGGGAATCGATGAAGGTCATCCGAGGTATATCTCCGTCGCAAGTGGTTGTCCAGTTCCGGCATCCACGAAGCCGTCGAAGTTCAAGATCGGCCCTGTCACGCCATTCGGCAGCGTGATCTTATCATTCACGTCCACGCCGTCCCCTGCCGTCGCGATCACCAACGCGGCGATGTCCAGGAACATGACATACGCGCGGCTGACGGCCAGCTCACCTGTCATCGTGCTCACGTTTCGCTGCTTATGCTCGACGATCGCCTTCAGCGGAACGGCAGATGCATAGGTGCGCGTACCGAATCCATCCTCGCTCAGGTAGCGCTCGAAGGAGACCGACGGCTGCAGAGGCTTCGTCACCTTGTCTGCGACCTTCACGCCTGCGCGCAGCGCATCAAGGATGCTCACCACCAGCCTCCATGATGACGTGGACCAGATACGACGTCGAACAGCGCGGGCACGGCCGGTTCGACGACCACGTCGGTCAGCCACCCTGGCAGCAACAGGTTCAGCACCGCGTCAGGCACGACCTGTGGCTGAAATTGATTCTTGAACGTCAGCGCCACGCTGCCCGCCTTGACGGATGTCAGTCCCTGCACGATCACGTCGTTGTCCAGCGTGCGGTCTGCTATGCCAAGCTGCCCGGCGAACTCGGACTCGGCATCCTTCAGCTCCTGAGGGATGACGGTCTCTGGAATCGGGTTCCCGTTAACGTCGTACATCCCGATGCGCGGCCACGAGAGCTTCTGCGTCGCGGTAGCAGGCATCCCGGTCCATCGACGCTCGATGAGGTAGTAGGCCGCGATGCCGTTCTGTGCCGGCACGAGGACCTTCAGCGAGTTCGCGAAGTTCTCGAGCAGCCGCGTGGCCATGACCAGCAGCACGTCCTGGCTGTCCGCGTCTTCCCACCCGGATAGCGGCAGGCGCGACTCGTAATACGCCTGCGCTTCTGCCAGCGTCTCGTAGCTGTTTGAAGCGACTCCCCCAACAGTTGCATCGATGACTAACGGCATGTCACTCTCCCTCGATCTGCGTCACACGAATGATGGTACAGTCACCGTAGCGCAACGGCTGCTCGGCACCCGCGTTCGTCCTCTTGATCGAATATCGCATCCGTGGATCGTCACCCTTGAAGATCGTCGATCCTAACTCTGCCGCCGTCAGTGTGAATGTTACCTTCTGCTGATTCGCCGCCTGCGTGTTGGCATACACGCCGCTTACCACGCCGATCTTCGACAAGAGCGCAGGAGAATTCGACGTGTCCTTCTTTCTGATATCGAGAACGATGTTCCACGCGGCCATGTCTGGCGGGACGGGGTCGCTATCCGTATAGACGACCTCACTGTCACCACCGATAAACAGGCCGTCAAGTGCTCCATCAATGGCCATCAGGCATCACTCCAGCTTCCGGTTACTGAGACCGTCTTGCGCACATTACCGACCACGCTCACCGTCTTGCGCACATTGCCAACCACATCGACCGTCGGGCGATAGTTGCCGACGACATGGATGCGGACGATCTGTGGGACAAAGACGAGTCCCGACGCCGTATCATGAATTCTGAGACTCTCTTGCAGCGCGGCTGAAAGATCGAGTGCAGCCGCGACCTGATCGTCAAGGTGAAGGGTTTCTGCAAGTTCGATGACGATTGGGTCTTCGATGATATCCAGCGTATCCGCGACGTGTAAGACCTCATCAAGCGCAACATCAAGATCACGCGAAGCAGATATGGCATCGGCGATCCGCAGCGTCTCGGACGTACTCGCCGAAAGGTCAACACTGACGGTCAGCGCGTCGCTGAGCTTCAGCTGCTCTGTCGGTGACGAGGCGATGTCACCCAGGCCCGCTGTGACGGTGTCAGTTATCCTGAGCGTCTCTGAAAGGCTGACCTGCTCTGGATTGAGCGTCTCACTTGGCGCCTCAGAGAGCCGAAGCGCTTCCGTGAGGGACGCTGACAGTTCTAGCGCGACGTTCACGCTGTCAGAGAGCTTCAGCTGTTCAGATACCGTGCCGAATTCAGGATCGATGGAAGCGGCAATCGTGTCCGTGAGCCTGAGCGTCTCTACCTGGAAGACGCCCGTCCCCATCACAACGATCAGCTCTTCCGAGAGCTTGAGCTGCTCACCTTGAGGCAGGGCAAGCTCGCCCATCGACGCGGTGACGGTATCTGCAATCCGAACCGTTTCCGCACTCGGAGTCGCATCGCCGTAACGCTTCGCCGTAACTGCATCTGAGACGTGAACCAGTTCGCTCAGCGTCGCAAGGAGATCCGTAATACCCGAGGCGCTCTCGGAAAGCTTGAGCGTCTCTTGAAGCGACGTGGACAGTTCAAGTGCAGGCGTGACCGTATCGGTGACGTGAACGATCTCGCTTGGCGTCGTCTGAAGCGGGTCAAGCGTGGTGAAGACGGTATCTGTCAGCTTGAGCGTCTCACTTGGCGACGCCTGTAGTGGATCGAGCGTCTCGAAGACTGCATCCGTCAGCTTGAGCGTCTCGTCGATGCCGCTAACTGATAGGTCACGTGACGCCAGGATGCTGTCCGATAGACGCAGCATCTCGCTGAGAGAGGCCAGCAGCGTATCGAGTTGCGCCTGTAGTGCTTCGGAGAGCTTGAGCGTCTCGGTTTGTGACGCGTTCAGCTGGTTCGTCTGCGCCTGCAGCACGTCGGAGAGCTTCAGCATCTCCTGCGGCGATGCCTGCAGCGGGTCAAGCGTCTCTTGTGGCGCTTCTGAGAGCTTCAGCGTCTCCTGAAGTAACGCGCTCAGTGCGTCGGTCGACGCAAAAACTGCATCAGAAAGTTTGAGCGTCTCGGAGAGCGATACGAGTAGCGTATCAAGCTGCGCCTGAACGGTATCCGTCAGCTTCAGCGTTTCCGTCTGCGACGCCTGCAGCGGATTTAGCAGCGTCTGGACGGAATCCGAAACGTGAATGATCTCTGAGGGGCTTGCCTGCAGCGGATCGAGTGTTGTCTGAACGCTTTCGGAGAGCTTGAGCGTCTCATCAAATCCGGAGGCATTAAGATCACTAGCGCCGCTCGTTAACGCGGCAGCGACCGTATCCGAGAGGACAAGAACCTCCGGACCGACGAAGAAGCCTAGCTCCGCGACGGGCGGACCATCTATGACGCGAAGGACGCCTTCAAGTCGGACGATACCTTGTTGGTTGACCGCACCACCATCACCAAGGTGGAACGTCTCCGTCAGGGACGTCGATAGTTCTATCGCAGGAGTTGAGGTATCAGTTATGCGTAAGGTTTCTGACCCGACTGAGACGGCCAGCTGTAGCGCTGACGAAACTACGTCCGATAACCGCAGGGTCTCGTCGAACCCTCCCGTCTCAAGATCGCGCGTGACGGTGACCGTATCCGAGAGTCGGAGGACTTCATTCGCAGGCGTGGCATCGCCATACCTCTTTGCCGTGACGGTTTCCGAGAGCTTGAGCAGCTCAATCGGATCCATCAGGATCGGAGTATTGAACTCGATCCACGGATAGTTGACGGTGGTGGTGGTGTTGTCCTCGGCGAGGTCGGTGATCGTCGTCCCGCCGAACGAGAGTCCGAGCGTTCTCGACGCGTTGGCAACCGTGTCCAGCACGCCCAGCTCAATGACAATCCGGTCTCCAGCAACTGCCGTCTGCGGAGTCAGACCGATGCCGACCTGCTCGCTGATGTTGTTCAGGGAGCGGTTCGTGAGCGTCGTGCTAAACTGCGGAGGAGCGGCGACCAGATCGCCGGCTGCTGGCGTCTGAATCAGGTCTTTGACGGGGTTATAATCCGTCCCGTCGTTCTTGACGATGCGGATGGCAACGGCTACGTTGCCCAGCTTCGCGACCTGACTCGTAAGCCCTTGCAGCTGGCCTTTGACTGAGCCGGAAATGACCTGCGCAGAGATAGGCTCGGAGACGAACTGCCGCATGAGCACCTTCGCCGGGACTGACCCGTTGAAGATCTCAGTCTTCGTAACCGCCGTTTCGTTCTTGTGCGAGCGAGCGAGGGCGACTCGATCGAATTGCGTCGTGTCGTTCCAGCCTGTCCCTGCGGACGGCGAAACGGCCGCGGTCCCACTGTTCGGGAAGTAGAACCGGGTGCGACTGCCAAGGCCGCTCGGGGAGACAGTCTCCGAGAGGGCCAGCGTCGCGGCGACGACGACTACTGAGAGATCAGCCAACTAGCGCGCCTCGCACGGTCACCACCTGTCCGCACTTCTTACACCGCGCCTGCCCGAACTCGACAGGCTTGTCCGACTCATATTCCCAGCGCACGATTCCACCACAGTCACGGTGCGTCGTGCCGGCGAGCACGTTGCTTGGGTGCACGGCGTCTACTGAATGCACCTGTTCTTCAATAACGGTATCGAGTGGTGCGCATTCTTGCATCTCGACGAAGACAAGGTCAGCGATGCCGATGTTGTCAGTAGACATTCCGAATTCGCCTTCCAAACATCCAGTTACCTAGCCATCTCGGCTTCCACCACGGGCGACATGGACCGATCAGACTGCAGATGCATCTAGTTTTCCGGCATCCACCGAATGCCTCACATCCATTTCCGCAATGTCCGCCATGGCAAGATCCGTGGCACACGCCACAACCCTTCCAACTCCACGAGTGCTTCGTCTTCGAAAGGCCATCCTCACACCACCAACATGGCGAATCTTCCTCGCGTGGTTTGGTACAGACAGGGCATGCAACTGTCGTGACCATCAGTACATCATCCCCGTCGCACGATCGATGTGCTTGAAGTGCATGCCCGTATCGATGATGTATGGGAACTCCTTCTTCGCGTACTTCTTCCAGCCAGCCTTCTCGAGCAGGCCCCTCTTGATCGTCTGCTCCGACCACCACAAGTCCGAGGTGCCACTTGCAACATGCACGCCCTTCGTCTCGGGATCTACCCAGACGTGCGACGGCTGCTGAAAGATGCGCTTCATGACGTGCGGGTAGCCCGGCACAGCGTACTCTTCGACGTCCGGCTCTTTCGCCCATGCCTCAAGGATCGAGCGATGGAGAAGGAGTGCACCAGTCGGCACGCCGGACACCCAGATGACATCGCCCATCTTCCAGTCACGATAGGCACGCTGCCCACTCCCCCTGTATGCAAGTGGTTCAGGACCAAGCAGTTCGACTCCGCCCTTCTTGCCATTCCGCACCTCCGCGCTACCCTTGATGTGATACAGGCCGCTGACGACCGGCGGCGCCAGTCGACGCTCCATCTTCCAGAACCAGCGGTCGAATGTCAGGATGGCGTGCGGAGGTGGACAGGTATCATCCTCGATGAGCAGCAAGGCCCGCAGGTTGCCACGCAGCATCGTGTCGACCAGCATGTTCTGCGCGTCTGGCACCGTATAGCCTGTCGGCGTGCTGGTGATCAGCGACCAGTTCGGCGGGCTGACCATGCCCTTCATCATGTTGTGCCATTCGATGCGCACCGTTCCGAGTGTCGGCGTACCGAGGAGGACCTGGACCTGATTCTCGGCAGTCTTCGGGTTGACCGGGTTGACGAAGATGCCCTTCGAGACTTCGCCGAGCATGGACTTCGTTCGTTTCAGCTTTCGCGCGTGCTTGTGTTCCGCCCAATCTCGCTTCTCGACGTCAGCCTTGCGGTTGGCGCGTTCGTCTACGCGCTCTCGATGAGCGATGGCCGCTTCTTTTGTCCACTTCACTTCACACTCTCCAGCTGCTGCTTCTGTAGTTCGCCTTCGTAGTAAAACTCCCTGTACACGCCGACGCGGCGCATCCACCCGCCGGGATTCATCGTCAACAGGAACCGCTCGGACAAGATGTCCTGCTGCCACTCGCCAGGATGCTGCGCGAGGTAGTCGGCCAGCCCTCCTGCTGCACCGCGGTCGCCCTGCTCGCCAGGCCACGCGATGTTCGTATCTTCGACGACGAGCCAGTCGCCGACCTTGCAGAGCGGCGCGTACAGCTCGAGCTCCTTTCGCACGTGCTCGGCAGAATGATCCGCGTCGAGGATCACCAGCAGCGATCCTTCAACCTGCTTGGCCAAGTCCGCCGCCAATCCTGGATCTGTCGAGTCGCCGCGGATGAACGTGATGCGTGGATGCGCACAGCGCCGGAAGTCCTTGATGTCGATGGTGAAGATCTTCGTGTCGATCCCCATCAGGTCGGCAAGCGAGGCAAGCCACAGCGCCGAACCTCCCTGATACGTCCCGGTCTCGATGACCGTCTGCGGTTTGTGGTTCACCATGATGTCCTGATAGATCCACATGTCGTTAGGCGACTTCATGACCCCGATATTCAGGAACTGCGTGTAGCTCCACGTATGCGGCGCGTTGTACCAGACTTCGTGGTAAGCCTGGAGAACCTCGCCGTACTTCTCCCGCGTATCGAGCACGGACTGCGCGAGCTCTTCGAGAGTCGTCTTGCCTTGCTCGACGACCGTCAGCTGCTTCGGCGTGGCGATGTCTGCCGGCGGTGCATTCGCGGCCGACGATCCCATCGTGACGGGGTCGTACGGATTGGCCAAAGCGCCAATCGGCTTCTGCCCGATCATGTAGATGTCGTGCACGCCCTGGGTATCCGGGTCTGTCGTATCCGGCAGACAGCCGATGATCAGCCGGAGGTTGACGAGGCCTGCTGCCTTCAGCCATTCGGTCAGCACCAGATGGTCGATGCCAGCGTAGTACTCGTCATCCGGCAGATCCTTTCCATCTACCGCGCTGTGCGGCGGACGCTGTGTCCCGGCACAGGAGATCAGGACGATGCCACCAGGGACGACGAGCTTCGCCATCTGATTGACAATCGCCTCAGTGTCAGGCGTATGCTCGAAGACCTCACAGCATACGACGCAGTCGGGGCGAAACGGAGGTTCATATGTCGAGCCGTAGCCGACTGTATCGACATCCCGGCCTTCGACGATGTCGATGCCGTGATACTCCTTCGCGTCGCGGAAGAGGGTCCGGACGCTGCCGTTGATGTTCAGGCTGCCAATCTCGTAGACGCTCTTCGGGCGTCGAGAGCCGAGTAGCTTGGAGAGTTCGGTGATTGTGCGGATGTCCATCACTTCACCGCCAAACTTTCCTTCAGCTCGCGCAGTTCCTTGATGATGAGACCGTGAGGTGTCGGTTCAACTTCCTCGGACACGTTAGGCTCAAAGCCTCCCTCTTGGCAACCGACCACGCCAAGTAAATGCCGCTCAACGGACGTCTTGCACGTGTGGCAGCGCGTCTTCCACCACATCGTAGTCGTGATGAGCATCTCATCTTCACCTTCTTCGCTTACATCGGATTCATATGCCGAGCGACCAATGCCCTCATCAACGCCGAGTGTCGGTGTCCGGCACATCGGGCAGATCGGATCGTCGATTGCGACAGCGCGAATAGATTTGTCGCTCATTTCTTCACCGCCTGCATCGTCACGTTGTACGTCACCGTGCCATGCGCGCCGGGTACGCGCGCAACTGTCAACGTCTTCCACGGCAGCGGCGTCTTGCGCCCCCTTGCTTCGTGCAGCGCGTAGAACGGTGTCTGCGGGTCGAGCCACGCGAAGCTCTGCTCGACGATCCGAATCCGATGCGTCGGGTCTGAGAGCCAGCCCTGACTCTCGTCGCCGCCGTAGGGTCCGCTGATGTAGACGATGCCATCCTTCAACATCACGCGGTGCAAATTATTCCACCACGCAAAGTATTTCTGCGGTTCAATGAACTCCAGGACGTGCGTCACGATCGCCGTATGAACGCACGCGGAACGTAGTTGAAATGTATCGGTTGGAGGCTGACGGATGTCGCCCTTCGGACCGAGGGTGATACTACGAGGTTGAGTAGCCCCGCCGAAGGAGATGTCAAGCAGGATCCCCTTCTTGGCCTCGATCTTCTTGCGCAGTTTGGGCGTCACATGGCCTTCTTTCCGTCGGCCATGTCGGCATAATGGAGCAATTTGCGCGCCACGTCGCGGGCATCCTCTGGCGTCAAAATCAAACTGCTGGTGAGCAAATTGAACTGCATCAGCACCTTCTTGACCGCCGTGTTATGCCCGTAGATGATCTCCAGAGGGGCGCCCTCGGTGCCGATAGGAACGGTGAACTTCGGATCTGGTCCTGTCTGCTTCTGCTTCGCCATGACCATCCTTAAAAGAAGGTTGCGCCGTTCGGCCTCCCTACTAGGCGCATCCCTACTAAGTTGAAAATACCCAGTTGTACGTCACGTTGAGCGCCTGCGTCGTCCCTTTCGTGCTCGACGCGAACGTCGCCAGCGAGTGCGCCGTGCCCGAGCCGACCGACGAGTGGTGGTACTGCGCGATGCAGTTCACGGTCTGAGCGTGGCTGATCTGGCTGCTCGCGTACTGGAAGCTCTGCGAGAGCGAGTACGTGCCGCTCAGCAGCTGCGAACCGACCGAGACCGTCGCGCGGCTGACGCCACCTGTCGAGGCAAGCGGCCACTCCGTCGAGTCGATCTTCGACATCGTGCTGAAGTTGCTGGATTGCGCCTCCGTCTGGTAGCCCAGGCCCCAGAACCTGGCAAAGCCCATGTCTGATGTGACGGTGGCGGCGACCGACGAGGCCGACGACGCGAGGCCCGCATAGTTGCGAACCACGATGCCGAAGCCGTATGTCGTGATGACGTTCTCGTGCCAGTCGCCGACCTGCTCCTCGCCGGAGAGGCAATCGACCAGCGCCCCTCGGATGAAGCCCCGAATCGCGTGCCGCTCTCCGGGCACGCGCATCTTCGGCAGCTTGCCGCCCTTTCCGACACGGTGGACCTTGCCATCGTGCGTGTGAATCTTCTCGCCCTGTTTGAAACTCATGCTATCTCCTTTAGAAGGTATTGCTGCCGATGACCGGTTCTTGAATCGTGACTCCGAGTATTGCTAGGATCAGGGCGAGCGCCTGAATCGCGCCGATCCACTGGTAGTTCGTCGCCCCGTTCAAGGAGAGTGGGATCGCGGCCCCCTTCAGGGCACTCGCCGTGGGGGTGTAGTTGCCGCTCCCGACATACGCCGGATTCGTCGCCGGATCCCCCACCCCGAGACCCGTCGGACTATAGGCCCCAGAGGAATTGTTGTAGGTATCATTACTGCGGACCACAATCCCTCTGGAGTTTGCCGCCGCCAGCGTCGAGTCCACATTGAGGCCATAGCCTCCATTGTTGCTGAGAATGTTGTTGATGACGCAGAGCGCTCCTTCGCTGTTGCCTGCCCCGTTCGCCGTCGAGACATACTTGATGCCATCCGCCGTGCAACTGTCGATGGTGTTGGCAATGATGTGGACACCGGCGTATAGATCCGAACGGGACTGATCGAGTTGAATGCCTTCCGCCCCAGCGCCAGTAATCAAATTGTCATAGATCAGCAATCCCGTCAGCGGCTGGGTATTGCACTTGATCGCGGATCCCGTTTGACTGACGCAGTAGTTCCCGATGATCTGCGTATCCTGCGACACGCTGATGGCGTGGGCATTCGCGGTGAAGG